CCGATAACTACTTTAGGTTGTTCAGCACCATCAGCTGAATCCTTAAAAATCATACCTGTCATATAATACCTCCGTGGGAGTCACCTAAGTGTTATTCCCGATAATTTCTGCTAAGTCAGGATATACTTGTAATAACTTTTGCATATCTTCATCACTTAGTTTTTCTATTTCCTGAAGAACTTCATCAGGGATTTTTTTACTACCCTCAATTATATCAGACATTTCATCATCCGTCAAGCCCTTACTACTCTGGCCATTCTCATAACCTTTTTTAACTAGCTCATTATCAGCCTTTTTCTTATCTTCTTGGGTCTGTTTTGTTTTAATATCTTCAACTTCTTTAGTAAGTTCTTCAACCATTTGTAACATCTGCTCAAGTTGTTGTTCCATAGCTGCTGCTTCTTCACCTAATTGATTTTCTTTGAGTGCTTCGAAACGTTCAAGTATTTTAGATTTATTAGCAACTGGTACAAACTCCATTATAGCTTCTCTATCAACTACTGGTAATCCGTCTTCGGCTTGTGTCTGCCCCAATCTAATCATAAGGTCTAACATAGCATTTCTATTAAGTGGCATTGTTGAGCCAGTGGTAATCATTATATCAAAATCAGCAGTAAGGTCTTTAGTTGTTAGATTATCGTCAATTACTTTTCCATTGATATCAGCAATTCTGATTATACGATCTTCCTTCCAAAACTGTTGCATACGACTATACCACATTGTAGCTAGCTCACTAAGGGCCTCTTCCATAATCTTAACCTTAAGCCTAATTCTAGCCTGCCCAGCCTCTTGCAGTGCCATTATAGCTTGTGCAGCTACTACAGAACCACCAGCTTTACCCCTAGTTGAATCATGTACACCAGCTATGTATTCTATATCTGTTTTAAGTTCATCAATTTTTTGACCAACATACATAGGCATTGGTGGTGGATTATCTCTTCTTACTTCAGTTCCTGGGTTCTTCCTGATAACTAATCCTGGCTCATTAGTAAGGCTGTTATGAGGGATACCAGCATTCTTATCTACAACCCAAGCCATATTAGCAGTATGTTTAGCATTGTCAATAACAGCGTTGTCTAATTCACTCATACTATATTGAGGTGCTAATAATTGCTCAACATCACCATTACCCCATAGTTGGAATGGTACATCATAATCTTTAAGTAATACAAAAGGAAATTTACCATCATTATAAGGGTTGGGTCTATCAGATAATAGTACACTTTGAATAGGGGCTACAGTTATAACTCTACCTTTGGGAAAGTTTCTAACCTCTTCTCCACCGTCTAACTTTCTATAAGTATAATCTCTTGTCCAGCATTCTAATACTAAAATTTGGTTATTAACTGGCACAATAGGAACATTAGGAACTAAATCTTCTTCAGATATCCCAGCCCCAGATAGCTTACTAGCACTATTCGGAAATAATTTCTTTATTGTATTAATATTCTTATAAGTAGCATAGATAACATATTCAGCATCAGCAATTGAAGTAGCCATTGGATCTGGAAAAAAGTTAAATGGATTAATTTCTATACATTTAACATCAGTTTTATCCCAAGGTAAATAGAATATTGCTGTGCCAGTTTTAAGGGCTGTAAGTAATGCCTTGGGTAATGTCGTACTCATATGAGTTCTGTCCCATTCATAACTAAGTGCCATTTGAACTGCTTCAGCTTTTTCCTTACCTTCAGGGCTTCTAGCAAGTGCTTGAAATTTTGGGTTATTATCTGTCATAATAGGTCTTATGGTTTCCAGTGTAGCAAAAATATAATTACTAATATGATTACTTGCATGATTTGGTTTAATAGTTTTAATATCACCATTATATGCATCAATACAAGCCTTATCTAATGTAACCCTCGGGGCCTTGTTAGCTTTAGATTCGTTATATCTTTGATACACCCAAGATGCTAAGAATCCTTCGTTTAATTCTTGTTCAGTAGGTTTAGGTTTATTATTCATTATTATCCTCCGTAAATATTTTTGATAATTTAGAATCACTTCTAATAATCATCAAAGAACTGTTGTTATCAAAATCAATATCATCAATGGCTTTATGCAAGCACAATATACAAATTGGTTTATTATTAACTTTATATTTGGCTAGATTTCCACAACTACATTTTATCATATACTTACCTCTTTATTTGGCACATCTTCTATATACTTTAATTCATTAGTACTCTCTGGTCTATATGAGTCCCCTAGCCCTTGGAGAGCCATTTGTAAACATATAGCAAGAGCCATAACTCTATCATCATAACATCCAAGTTGTGCATTAAATGAACCATTAGGTTCTATTATATAACTCATTAATTCACTTATCAATTCTTTACTAGGCATCTTGATTAATTCTTCTCTAATAAATTCTGATAGCTTATTAATCATTAATCTCTTAGTGTCAGACTTAGTTGTCCAACCCATTTTAGTTGTCATTTGATCAGTTATTTTATCAACATTTTTATGATAATATATCTCCCAATATTCAAGTCTTTGCATAGCTTTAAGAGTTGTCATGCCATGATTATTATTTTCAATACCTACAAAAGCATTGTTATAATATCTAGCAAGTTTAACTGCTTCAATACCAAATAGGTCTGGATCTATATGACCATGCCATTCTGCAACTATATTAAAAGCATTATCCATAACATATAAACAACTGTAATCACCATGTTTAAGCCCTTCAGCGACATCACCACCAATAAAATATTGTTCTCTTGATTTAGGTTCTTCCCAACGTTCAATATAACCATATGGGTCATTTCTCCACACTATGGAACCAAGCTTACCATCAACGTAACCTTTAATTCCTTCTTTTGTGCTAGTTGAATATTTTCTTAATACACCAATATTAAATTTAGGTCTACCAGAACTTAAGAAAGCTTCTTTATCATTTATGGGATATTCTTGTTTAAATATATCAGTATCACCTAAACACTTATTAGCTATAGCCCATCTGCGCCAATTAACTTGCTCATAAGAAAGATTGTATTCTTCCATAAGATAATATTCTTCTGTGTTTGTTGGTTCACCTTTCCAATCCTTGAATGTTTGGTTAACTTCTTTAATTAATTGTTCTTTTTCCTCGTGGGATCTAAATGGCTTAACACACGTAGTATCAAATGACCAAGGCAGGAAGATTGGTATGAAATCATTATTCTTATCGCCGCTATTTGCATTAACCCATTTCTCATGATAAAAACCACCAATACCATTGGCAGTTGATTCTAATACACATAATGTATTAAGATTATCTGGTATAGTTTGTAATAGCGCTGCAACTGTTTTCTCTGCTTGGGGAAAGAATGCTGCTTCTGATACATGTAGATTATGATTAGTACCAGACCTTCCAGCCTCAGATACATTAGCAGAACCAATAGCAAATTTACTTCTCAGCCCTGATGGTGCTCCATTTTCAATAGCAGCTTTATCTGGGTTTTCAAAGATTAAAGCCTTTTCATTGTTCCTAGATCTCATAGGTTTGATTGGGGCTGGGAGTTCCTCATAAAACAACTTGCTCATATTAAACAAGTTTGATGAAGCACTACCTTCATGAGCTATAATAAATGTATTTTTATAACTGTTGTTGGCTGTGTCTTGAAACATCATGGCCTCTGTCCAAGTACTAATACCCTGTTGTCTTGATTTAAGGACAATGAACCTCGGGGCTATATTAGTTTTCATACATTTCAACCATTCTAAATAAATCTTATCTTGAGCTAGATTGAATTTAAAGGGTATGAGGTTAGCAGCTTTATCTCTTATTTTTAAGAAATTTTCTATATACCATTTTTTATCGTACTTTATTTTCCATAATATTAGTTTATCTTTTGGCATCTTAACTGGAGGAATAAGGTATAACGTCTTATCATTCCAATGCTGATATTGTTGTTGTAGTTTATCCATATTACCCCCAGAGCTTTGCAACTCTTTTTAGATATTTAATAAAATTTTGATATGTCATATCTCGTTTAGCATAATTACAATTAGGACAAGAGGGAACAATGTTACCAATTATATACCCCTTTGTATTATCTATACGATCTATCCCATTTACATAAGCACTATGGCCATACCTTTCAACATACATAGTTGGCCCAATAGAACAATAGTGACAATCTTGAGTTATTATATCTTTAAATTGCTCATAGGTAATATTAAATTCTATTCCACGAACCTTAGCAGAATTTATATAAATTGTATAACGACTTCTTATAGCACTATTTTTAAATCTTCTTTTATAAGGCCCTCTTTTGGAACCTTTAACAACACCTCTGTTCATATATACCTCTATATAGCATTATTTAGCCCTGTACGAGCTTTTAGTGAGTTACTAATATAATTATATATCATTAGTATTATAATGTCAATAGGGGCTATAGTTCTTCATATTCTGCGTCAATATCTACTAGCTCAATAAGTCTTTCTTCAAAGCTCTTAACTGTAACTTCTTTCTTTATTTCTTGTTTAGGCTTATGCCCAGCTCTGTCCAATAAGTCCTTTGCGGCCTGTAAGGCTACACCATCTATAGGCGAGTCTAATAATTTAACCATTTTGTCTAGAGCAGCAGCTGATGACGCATGCATCCTACTTTTGATTATAATAGCTTCTTCCTTTTGAAACTCTTTCATATATTGTTTTACTTCTGGAATGTTAAGCCATTTACTTACTGTGCTAGCTTGAACATTTAACATATTACCGATCTGAGCCCTACTATACCCGCTAGACAAAAAGAGCTGTACAGCTCTTCCTATCCTTGGGCTTCTATCAAGTAACAAGTCCATATATGAAGGAGGCTCATCACCAAGTAAGTCAAGGGTTGTATTCATAATTTGTTCTTCACTTACTGGCTCAGAAATCAATTTCTTTATCTCCTTCTTATTCATATTATTCCTCCATTTGTTCATCCGCAATTACAGGTGCATTTAAAAACATATTATCAACACCATATTTAGCTATCCAAGATTGTTGAATTTTTTTAGATACTGCTTTGTAATTTCCAGTTGGACTACCATCTATTCTACTCATGGTATTTTCTCGTAATACAACATATGCAAATTCATCAATTTCAATACCATAATACTGTGCAGGTACGTCAGTTATTTCATCTCCTAGCTCAATAGGACGTTTACTATTGAAGTCTACAAGTGGAATTTTAACCCATATCAATAGATTAGGAATATACAATCCCATACCTAGGAATGTTTGTAGTTGTTTATCTGATTCAAATATAACCGTTGTTTCCGTCATAATTCAATTACCTCCTTATAAAGTCCAAGCGATACCGTCACAATAAATATTTTCTATTACTGCCGAATTACCTAAAGTATCTTCTACATCATTACCCATTCTATAAAAACTGATTAACACTTTCTGTCTGGGTAGTAATGTTTCTATAGGTATTATGAATTCTGCACTTCTCAAAACATTTACATTCCCACTAATTAAAATATCTTTAGCAGTGTATTGGTAATCTGGAGTATTTGTGTTTGAAAATACAAAGCCATCATGTATATGAAATATATCTACTCCAAATTTAACGGTTCCAGCATTGTTAGATTTACTATAGCCGTCAACTCTAAATGTAACAGGCACGCTAGTATCTAGCCAGTGAGGTATATTGAATTCGATTAAAAAACCGTCTTCTGTATTCACTTTTAATTCATTGTCGAGATATATACCAGTAGCTCCAGCTCCATATTTTATTTGC